AGCCCAACAAAGAAACGCTTTAATTGGCCAGCTAGGGACAGCCCCTGGCAATGTACCAGGTACATCGATGGCCGCTTAATCGAAAGGAATAATATCATGTACGGAAAAGGAACTTACGGATCGAAGGTTGGAAGACCTTCCAATAAAGCAAAAGCAATGGGTCGGAAGAAGATGAGTCCGACTGTTAAGAAATTGCTCAAGAAGAAAAAGAAAAAGTGAGTAAACCGACTAAGGTCAATTCCCCTAGACGCATCCGAAAGGGTGAACCTTCATATGGGAAGAAAAAATTTGTCGTACTTGCATCGGAGAATGGCAAGACAAAGACAATTAGGTTTGGGGATGCAAATATGAAGATCCGTAAATCTAATCCTGATGCCCGTAAATCTTTTCGAGCTAGGCATAAGTGCGATCAGAAGAAATCAAAATTAACAGCAGGATACTGGTCCTGCAAAAAGTGGTAAGATGCCAAAGGACGCATGCTATAAGAAGGTAAAGGCACGGGTAAAGGTATTCCCATCTGCTCGAGCATCGCAACAGATCGCCAAGTGCCGGAAGTCCAAAGGGCAGGTTCGTAAGACTGCCAAGGGTACATCGTTGAAACGATGGGGATCGGAGAAATGGCAGGATACGAAAAGCGGCAAGCCATGTGGGCAGGGTGGAAAGAATGAATACTGCCGGCCAACCAAAAGAGTCTCGAGTAAAACACCCAAGACAAAATCGGAGATGAGTAAAAGCCAACTGAAACGAAAGAAGGCGGAGAAATCGAAGGTAGGAATGGGACGAAGAGTAAAACCTGTAAGAAGGAAAAAATGACATTAGGAGATGCAGTAGCCGGACTCGGAGAACAGACCGAGTGGGTGGTGATTAAGGACTTTATTAAAGAACAGAGGGATATGTGCCTGGTGGACTTTCAGGACTATACCCATGTGGACAATCCGCAGAAGCTCGCCCGGTTATCGGGTGAGATTGCAGGACTGACTCGAATATTGGAGGCGTTGGACAATGCCGAAACTGACACCCCATCAGCAATTTAAAAACGCCCACAGGGCATTGATTAATCGTTGGATTGAAGAATCCGACATTGCAGATACGGAGATCGCCAAGATCGCGATGGAGGATCTTGAGGAGTGGCTGGATGAGGATGTTGTCGATTTCGAGTGCGATATGGTGCTCGAGGACGATGACGATGAAGAGGAAGGGTAACCTCTACGAGCAGAAGTTCTTCTCGGAAGCCCTCGAGCATGGACTGGAGGTCTTTGTGCCATTAGGCGATTATCTGCCACAGGATTGCCTGGTGATGAACTCCGCAGGCAAGATATTTAAGATTCAGATAAAAGGAACTGAGAGTAAATCGAAGGACAAGGCTCGGGGTGGATTGGGTCGGTACATGGTAACTACCGCCAGCGGATCTTCAGGCAAAGAGTCGATAGACTGTACAAAAGTGGACATATTGGTGGCATATGTCGAAGATGAAAACATTTTTTACAACATCCCATGCATGGAATTAGACGGGGCTAAGAGGATCGGACTGTATCCTCACAACCCCGATTCTAAAGCCAAGCATGAGAAATTTAAGGATAATTGGAAAATTTTTCGGGTTACCTGATAAAACTGCTTTTTAAACTGCTATAATTGTCACTGGTGGAGCATATCTGCTCCGCAGATACAAGCAAGAGAGTGCGAACTCTACAACAAACGCAGAAATTATGGCAGAAACAGTTATTAGCGAGGCTCCGGCTGAATCCACGGGAGCAGAAAACAATCAAGTACGAGGCCCACTATCGGTGGAAGATTTGGCGGCATCCTTTGTCGAGCAGGTCGAAACGGATCAGGAGGCTCAACAGGCGGATGAGGCTAAAGCGGAAGTCACCGAGACTCCCGAAGAAGCAGAAGCATCTGCCGACCAGGAAGATGTTCTTTCACAGTCTGTAACCGAGTCTGACGAAGAGGAGGATGAGGGAGAGGATACCGAAGAGGAAGAGGTTGAAGAAGAGGTAGAGGAGGAAACTCCAAAGGCTCTCAAGAAAACTCTTAAACAGATTTCGCGTCTTACTGCTCGAGCAAAATCAGCAGAAGAAACAGTCGAATCGCTCAAGAGTGAGATTCAAAACCTCAAGCAATCAGGAGGCAGTCAATCGCAACCGGCTCAACCCGAGTTAGAAAACATTCAATCGTTTGAAGATTTGGAAAATTTGAAGCGGGAAGCACAGGCGGCCAAGAAGTTTGCACTTCAACATATTGGCAAGGATTTCGTAGAGGTCGATGGCAAGGAATATTCGGATGATGACATTCGTAATATCCTTACCCAGGCTGACGAATACCTTACTGAAAAGATTCCTCAGAGGAGTGAGTATCTAAGGGAAAAAAGCGAGTGGAGTAGAGATACAATCAACACCCACCCGTGGATGGATTCATCGAAAGATGATGATATATCCGAATCCCGAAGAGAAACCTATAACCAGCTACGAAACCAATACGGCAATGTACTGGACAACCTTCCCAATGGTGACTTTATCGCCGCAACTCTTGTCAGAGGCATTGAAGCATTGAAAAGCGAGCAATCCGCCAAGGCTCCCAAGAAGGTAGTCAAAAAGCGTAAGGCTCCACCTCCAACCGATGGAGGAGATGCATCCCCGCCAATCGAAAACTCGACCACTCGGAAACAGAAAGAAAAGGCAAAAATCCTGGATCGGAAAGGACCACTCTCGGCTAACGATCTTGCCGCATTTCTAGCGGACTAAAATTTAAAATCTTAAAATAAGGAATTACTTAAAATGGGTATTGCAACAAGCTACAATGTAACAAGTGCTAAAGGTGCTCGCGAAAATTTAGAATCACTTCTGAAAACCGTTGAGCCAACAGAAACACCTCTGTATTCTACTCTCTCACAATCCGAGGCTCCAAAGGCAACTCTCAATGAGTGGTTGGTAGACTCACTTTTAGACCCCGAGATTGGTGGGGTAATTGACGGCGTTGACCTCACAATCTCTGATGCCGCTAACTTGATCGACTCAAGAGCAAGACTCGGAAATCGTGTGCAGACAATTCGCGATGTATTCTCCGTCTCACGCCAAGCTGAGATGATTGATGTCGCTCCTGGTGGACAGGGTGGATTGTTTAACGCTTCTAAAGCAAAAAGCTTAATTCAGCTTAAACGCTCTATCGAAACAGCAATCGCTTCAGGAAACGATCAAGCCGCTGGAACTTCTTCCGCCGGTGCTACCATGTGCGGGTTGGGTATTTGGTCTGATCCGAGTGCGACCGGAAATACATTCGACACAAGTGCGAAACAAGCATTCCGTGCAGTTAGCGGATCTCGCGTATCTCTTGGATCTTTGACTGAGTCTGCTCTTCGTGGATTACTTCAGTCAGTTTACACTGCAAGTGGTGCTAAAGGTTCCTACAAATTGTATGCCGGTCCAGCAGTAATGAACGCCATTACTGACTACACCCGTGCGGCAGTTACCAATAATCCTGTTTACAGCTTCACTCAAGATGTAAGCGGAAAAACCTTGGTTAATTCAGTTCTTCATTATGTCAGCGATTTTGGTTCTATCGATATCATTCCTGACCTTTTCTTGGGTCGTGTGAATGGATCGGCTTCCAGTCCTGACACAGCAGAAGGAACAGTAAACACGGATCGTGCTTACTTAATTCCTGACGATGACACTGTTTCCCTCAAGTTCCTTGAAGGCATTTCCGTAGTGGATCTTCCTGACAACGGAGCCGGTAAAAGAGCTTTCACTGAGGCAATGCTCACGCTTCGCGTTGGTAATCCAAGAGCTTTGGGGTCAATCGTTTAAAACACTTCGGGTTTATTGATCATGTTGTTATTGGGGAGCCGGTTTAGGGTTAGACCGGCTCCCCTTTTTCCATTTAAATGAGTCTAAATATCATCGTAAGGGGAGGTAAGAAAAGCAGATCGTCACAGGACGAAATCGCTTATTACCTTCGTAAGCATAACGAGCAAGCCGCAGTCAATGAAAAGGCTGGGTATGCACAACGCCAAAAGCAGGCTCGCAAGGCCGCCAAAGCGTTTGAAGGAGGTAAAGGTGACCTCCGGCTTGCTCGGGTAACAGACTTAACCACATATGTCCGCCATGAGCAGGAAAGACCAGGATGCTGGGCAGACAAAGGATTCCGTAAGGACTTCGAGAAATCAAACCCCGAGTGCAAAGTTAAACACTAATTTTTTTATATTATGGCAAACTACGCTACCGCCACCTATTCGCAGTTAAAATCAAGATTCCGAGCATTGGCCGGACTTGATGCATTACAGGCAACAGATGCTAGTTTCCTTCGTGATCTCGTAAATCGTGCGGCTCGTATAGCCCATGAGAGATACCCTTGGCCACAGTTTACAGTCATGGGAGAGAGTGTCGCTATAGTGACATCTGATGCCAACAGGCTACGGATTTACGGAACAAGCAACAAGCTGGCAAATGATGCGAATGTTGTTTTTCGTATTCATAAAGAAGATCCTACTACTACCCGTTACCCTGATGAATATACATTCCTGACCGAGTTAGACTCGGGAGGTTTTCCATCAGTCAAAATCATTGAGCCTAGCACATTGGACGGAGTAAATGTTTTTGTCACCTATCGTAAAGATTTAAGGTCTGAGATAAACTCGGGATCGGCTACTTCAGGATACTATGGTGATGAGGCTGGCGACTCAGAGGAAATACCAAACTTCTTTTTCGAGTACCTGGTTCATTCAAGCTATGCCAATTTTCTCCGTGGAGATGGCCAAACGGAAAAGGCAATCGCAGAAGAGGCTAATAGTGAAATCATCCTTCAGCAGGAAATCGATTTAGTGCGGGAACAATCCCGTCAGTATCGAAATGATATTTTGCAGTATCGTTCCCCATCACAATTTAACCGGCACAACATTCAAGCCGGAGGCAAGCCTGTTAGTCCAGGCATCGCTAATGTTCAATAATGGCAAGAACAGTAACATTTGATTCTCTCGAAAAACGCTTCAAGATGGCGGCTGGACTGCCAACCTTGACGCAGGTGGATGAATTTTTCTTCAAGGAATCATTAAACAGTCGAGCACAGACAGCCTGGCATCGCTGTAAATGGCCTGAACTGCTCAAACTGGTAGAGAAGTCAGTCGGATCGACGACTAATCCCACAGCAGGCAAGGCAGTACAGATCGACAATGATTTAAATATCATGGAGATCCACCAGGTTTATACGAAGAATCCATTTACAGACAGCACGGCGGTATTGTTAGATTTTAAGCTACTGGACGGATACTTGATTCTACCGGCAAACAGTTCGGTCACATCTGTCTTTATTGTCGGGACCGCAGTTCGCCCAACTTATGGAAAGGATGCAGGAGAGGAATCGAATGTGCCTGACTTTTTAGCTAACTACCTGGTGGCCGGCGGACTCAGCGACTTTCTTCGTGGAGACGGACAGACAGAGGCCGCCATGCAGGAAGAGAATAGAGCGGAAGAATATCTCGCATTAGAAATAGATCGGGCAGAACGCCTGCAATCGCAAAACAAAATAACCTTCAACACTTATCCGAGCTACTCGTTCGGCATTTCAGTTTTAACCACATCATAAAAAATGGGCATATCATCATTCAATATTCAGAACAGCATGGGAGCAAATGGTTGCACCTATGTTAACGGCACAGGAGCAACTACTGGAGACTTTGTTGCAATTCAATTTACTGAAGATTCGGTAATCGGAGCAATCACTGGACAAATGGATAATTCGGCAGACTTAGTTTCTGACGCAATAACATTCAGTAAAAACGACTGCCTGTATTTACCCTTCTCTAGTGTAACTTTGGCTTCGGGAGCCGCTATCCTCTACAAATCCTAATGCCTTATTTCGGTCTAGGACTTCACATCGGAGACACTGAAAGTGACTCACAGGTTGGACCTACTCCACCAGGCGGTCCCGATGGCGTTATACAGACAGAGGCGGAAGATTTCTTGCAGGTAGAGGCCGGGCAATTTTTAGCATTCGACTAGGAGATAAAATAAAATGAATAAGAAGATATCATCACTCGGTTCATTGGGCGGAACACCCGATGTGGCGGACATCATTCCGATTACCGATGTCTCGGACACCACGGGATCGGCAAATGGTACTACGAAAAAAGTAACGGTATCCAACCTGGTAGCCGCCGCACCCCAGGGCGATCTAGTCGCAAGTAATAATTTGAGCGATGTGGCGAGTGCAGGAACTTCACGAACCAATCTTGGTCTCGGCACAGCGGCTACTCAAGATGTAGGGACTTCGGCAAGCAATGTTGTTCAATTAGACGGAACTGCCAAGCTACCTGCTGTAGACGGATCGCAATTAACGAATCTACCTGGCGGATCAGTCGATGGTACACAGGTTACCTCCACAGGCGAAACAGGTGCTACTAAATTTCTGCGAGAAGATGGAGACGGAACTTGTTCATTTCAGAATGTGGATATTAATACTCCCTTAAATACTGCACTGCGGGGTTCGGATAGCAGTCACATAGGAGCTAATCCTGAACAGACATTTAAAATTACGGACAATCCTTACAGCACTATCGCCATAGTTGCGGATGAGGATGGTAATTTAACCTATGCATTAAAAGATGCATCTGCCGAGGTTCGAGTCGTTAAAGGAACATCAGGAACACCGCTTCGTTTTGCTTTATCTAACGAACTGCCTTCATTCATCTTACAGAACGACACGGGCGAACCTGATATAGAAATAGAAGATCCTGATGGTGAGAAAATTTCGGTTATCAGCGGAGACTCGGACACAAAAGGAGTTAATGGATTACCTATCATTCAGGGCTACAATTCAAAGACTATAGGAGCAAACCCATCACCACTCTTAATTTCAGGCGGAACAATTTCTTAATCTAAATTTCAACCAATCTATAATTATGGCAACAGTATACATTAAACCAGGCACAGGAACAGGGACCGGCTCACAGGCTGATCCTTATTTTTATTCTCAATTAGCGACAGCAGAAACAGCGGCAGGAAGCGGAGGAACTATTCTTTTTACGGACGGAACTTACAGTGTTTCTTCTCATGTAGTGTGGGACGCTGATGGGGTTACTTACAAAGCAGAAAATAAACTTCAGGCAAAAATAGTGGCATCTACAAACTCTCACTATTTACAGGTAGGTTCCACATCTATAACTGCACCTGTTATCGCTGATGGATTCTTCGTGCAGGATTTAAGTTTACAACCTACATCGCCAAACCAAACGGCAGATGCTAACAAAACCTGTAAGTATTTAAACATCAAGCTAGAACAAACGGCACAACATAGTTTAAATCCTATTAACAGTCCCTCAGGTGATACTCAGGCACTTCTTGAAGTGAATTTTTGTGAATTGAATTTTCATCCACCTGCATCACCTCGACCTTTTGCAGGATGTAATGGAGGAACAATGACTAACTGTAGTGTATTTTTTAACTTGGATGATACTACAGGTTGGTCAGATCGAAACACGGGTAAGTTTTCATCGTTCACTAACTGTATTATCGCGAGTAACGATACGGGTAATAGTTTATGTACTACTAACTACTCTAATAACGCGACCAATAGTTTGTTCCATCAAATGGCAAGTACTAACGATTCAGGAGGTACTAACAATATTTTCTCAGACCCGCTCTTTGTAAATCCTAGTTCAGACTTGAGACTTCGTCCCTCTTCACCCGCTATCGGAGCATCCTAAGTTATGTCTATCGAAAAATTAGATCGTAAAGACTTCACGATTGCGGTGAAGACAGGGACAGATGCGAACAAGTCAAAGTTTAAGAAGGAGTGTGTGCAAGGTGAAATATATTTCGCTACTGACACTAAGAAAATATATGTAGCCGAGACTACCGCAGGAGCATCTGACGCGACCCTAGCACAGTTTGATCCTGACGCTACAGGGCAGTAAATTATGAGCGACCTACAAAACCAAACACCCGCCGACACCTACAAGGGATTACTTCAGGTTGGAGATTATACTGATGGAGTAGATAGCACTGCGAAGTATATATCGGATGGGGAAGGCACACCTTCAGCCCTATCCATATCTGAATCAAAGGTAGGGGTGGGGACAGCGAGTCCTGATTCGAAATTGGAAATAGTTGATTCAAGTAATCATCTAAATCTAAAAGTGGCTGATACCGTATCGCAAAGTGTAATTAGATTTTCTGATTCTAATGGATTAGCAGGTGCAATTAATTACGATCATAATACTGACAAGCTGCATTTCATAACCGATGGAACTGCGATTCCGACTAATGGTGCATTAAATATCGACTCCGATGGGAATTTAGGCGTGGGGGTTACGAATCCTACAAGGCCTCTAGATATACAAATCACAGATGCCACAGCTTATGCAGAAGATGGCGCCGGAAATGCTCTTAGAGTTAGAAATACTAGTCAAGCCGCTGACACTTTTTCTAGTTTAGAAATGTTTGCAGGACAAACTAGTGTGGGTGGTGCAAATATAGCTCGCATCTTTGCCATCAAAGAGAGTACCACAAGCACAGCTACATCATTAGCTTTTACGACTAGAGCTTCAAATGAAGTCTCAAGTGAAGCTATGCGTATCACCTCCGATGGGAATTTAGGCGTGGGGGTTACGAATCCTAGTTCTGCATTCGAAGTTAAATCCAATACTGATGAAGCAATTCTTAAAGGTATCTCTCCGAATGGATTGTCAAATGTTTTTATAAAAAAAACCAACACGGGTGATACAGAATTTAGTAACGCTTTTGTAAGTGGAGGTACAGCAGGCGACTTTTTCTTTACTAACGGCAAAGTTGGAATAGGCACAGTCTCCCCCTCCGCACCCCTCGAAGTAGATTCCACCACAGGTGGGGTAATTATACCGAGGATTTCTAATTCGCAGAGAAATTTAATATCTTCACCGACCGATGGTGAAATGATTTACAACACGACCACTAATAGGTTCCAAGGTAGAGCAAACGGAGCATGGGTAGATTTTCATTAATGATCTATGCACTCTTGGTACTTACCTTTTTGGCGGGATGTTCGCTTCGTTCGACATATCCGACATTAGGAGCTATTGCCGGAGGAGGTGCAGGATCTCTTGCGGGACCAGGAGGTGCGGCACTCGGTGCGGGCATAGGTGCTGTAAGCGGAGAAGCATTAAAAAATGCAGATGCACTCGTAGAAGCAGAAGAAACAATTGAGGCATTAACGCACGGAGATGTATCTGCCCTGGTAGCTCAAGGCATGGCCGAGCATCAGAGTGGATTCGCTGAATTTACTTCCTACATAAAACGCATCCTTATCGGAGCGGCAGTGCTTCTAGGATGCTACCTGGCAATCCCCATTTTCGTAGCAAAAAGATGTGCTCAAACGGAGGTCACTAAATCCACTACTCGACCTCCTTTCCCTCGACCTTCCGATCAGAAATGAAAAACTTAATTCTACTAAAAAAGAAATTCGAAACACTCTCTAAGAGGGGAAAGATGGTTACTGTATTTGTATGCTTGATAATTGGTATCATAGTTTTGGACTGCCTATTTAAATGATGATTGATCGAGTGTCAGTATTGGGAATGAGCGGAACAGCGGCCACCTTCGGCCTGTCTGCATTTGACTCGGTAATCGGAATCGCGGTCGGACTAGTGACCTTGGTTTATATGTCCCTAAAACTTTGGCAGGAGATAAAGAAGTGAAGACTGTTGCGTTAAAAGATATTAAGACAGGCGGTTTCACCATGTGCCGGTTAACCGGCTTTGGCACAATCTCATCAGATAATAGAGAAGATTATGGAACTCGCGTATCATTGGGAAATGTCAAAACATCCTTGGATCTCAAGGAAACTAGGATAGTAACCCTAGAAGATGACAAGGCAGTAAAGGATACCAAGATTGCTAACTTAGAGTCTGATAAAAACGATAAAGATAACAGGGTAGCCACACTAGAAACCGACAAGAATCAGAAGGACACGAAGATTTCCACGATGGAGTCGGATATGGCGTTGCTTGCGAGTCAGGTAAGCCTAGGTAATGTTCGAGTTAGTCTTGGTAATCTAGCGACCCGTGTAACATCACTAGAGACTTTAGGCATCCAAGGAATTAGTAATGCCGTCAGTTGGACGAATCTTACGGAGATAAACCTAAGTGGTGAGAAGATTACCAACGGCGATTTTAGTAGCGTTACAGGCGGCGTTCCCACGAATTGGGTATTACAAAACGGAACCTTGGACGCCGATCAATTAGCGCTTGGGCGTGTTGACGGTGTAAACGGCGCTGTAGCAATACAACAGATGTTCAGTAGCCCGTTAGCTATCGGCACAAAGATTATTGTTAAGGTAGAACGCTACGATACGAACACAGGTAATGCGGGTTTCAGGCTCGTTAAAGCAGACGGTAATATACACGGTAATGTTGTGCAGATACCCCCTTCACCCGGCTTTGTTGAATATACTGTTGCTGATCACGCAATGGCAGGAATACGCTTAGATACGCTACACGGAACGCGTTCAATATCAAGCATTTCTGTGTTTCAAGGCGCAATCTCAGGCGGTTCTGTACAAGCATATGCCGGAGGTGGTTTAGAAAAGATAAGCGGTACAAACGGATTCAATGCAGGAGCTTCTTCAGTACAAAAGATAGATGGTAACTCAGACGGATATGTACAGTTTCAATGGAGTTCTGACAGCGTCAGGGTAGGACTAAAGTACAGCGATATAGATTTTAATGTAGATTCGCCTTACTTAGAAATTGATAGCACAACCAATACTATAGGCACTAAAAGCGTGACACCCGGTGATTGGTTCAGAATACGACATTACGCATCTACCAACGAAATAAAGTATCAACGCAAAGAAACTGTTTATGGTCAGAATCCAAACTTTGTTTTTGAAACAGCTTCAGGTAGTAATTACAACTATCTCTCAGCATCTAGACCTCTTGTAATTTCATTAGACGGATCAGGGACTCTTACTATAGGTGAGTTGTACGAGGTTTATACTGTTAGAGCATCCGACCAAGCACTTTATTTAAAAGACTTAGATGGCAATGCTAAAGGGTATCATAGTCAAGGGCTTCGTGGTGTAAGATTCGAGGCAGTAGAAGAAGTAGGGCAAGACTATGTAACCTTTTACACCGAACCAACGCTAACCAACGGAAACGATCTGTATGTCGATGTGTCCCTTTACCATGTTGGTGCAAGAATTAACGATGTAACTATTGTCACATGAGCAGATACAGGTCATACGGCAAACTAGACGATCAATTCGTGACAGAAGGAGATACTTTCTTTCTGCGAATGAATGCCCGTCTGCGACCTAATCAGTTAAAGCCTGGTGAGGTAGCCCTGTCCAAGAATGGTCGCATGAATGACGATGGGACATGGCAACCACGCAAGGGCTTAAACACTCTTTTTGGATCGATCACCACAGGAGAGGATGCGATCCGTTTACCCTATATCATTTTATCCGCATCTCGGTCAAATGACACAGGTAGTGGTATAGTCACCGCAGTCTTGGACAAAACTCCTAGCCTGTCTTTTATCGTTGGTGATAACATCACGATTGATGGGTTGAATTTCACAGGAAATGATCCGAATGGCACATTTGCTTTAGCCTCGGTTAACTTCAATACTCGCACAATCACCTATGCATCGTCAGGTACTAATGAGGTATTTAATACAGTAGGCTCATCACAGAGATGGGGCGATATAGATATTAATTGGTCTGACATGGATCAGCCTTGGATCTCGTATAACCCCGTTGGTAGAACATCAGTCGCCTCGATGGGTAATTCCATCACTACGACTATTAACTATGTGGTTACTGTGGCATCTAGGTTAAGTAATGTGGTAACTCTTACCCTACAGCACACACCTGCCTCAGAGTTTGTGGTCGGAGGTACTGTTCATGTGGATGACATTGATGCATCAATAAATGGTAGTCATACAATCACAGCAATTAACACATCTGCCAAAACAATAACTTTTGCCAACACAGGGGCAGATGTTACTTTCACTGTTAAGAGTCCAAATGTTGGAGATACATCAGTCGCATCGACCACTGAAAACTTTAGCCTCAACGATGATGCGGTAAACGCAGTTTATGGATCAGCAGTATTTAGTGATGCTACCTCAGAGAATGATGACTTTATTTTCTCAGCATCGAATAATCTTTGCATAATCATTAGGCTCAAAGATGCAAAGCTATATAAGTGTAGATACGAGCAAGGTGGGGAGACTGTGGATGCACCATGTGGAATGACTCAGGGATTCGATAAGATGTTCATATTCAGAACTCGCAAGACCACCCTATCCGCGAGTCCTGTTCTAAACAGAGTTCAGATTTCGGAAGCAACTCAGTCGGGGCAGACAATAACAATTACCACTGAGTCCAATCATAATCGCTTAGTCGGTGACTTTGTCACGCTTACACGATTGGGTAATTGGGAGTATAATCCAAACGACTGTTATCAAGTGGCAACTGTTCCATCCTCCACGCAGTTGACGGTCACCATGACTCAGTCACAGACGAAAGAATTTAATGTCAGTGGCGCACAGGTGGAATACTTTGAGGACTTCGCCAAGGTGGCGAATGGTGCATATACTACCAATCAATACCTCACAGATACTTCTGCTGTTTCGTCTGACGGAGTGGTAACGATGGATGTGGCAAATCATGGTTTATCGGTAGGTGATTCATTGGTTATCCAGGACGGACAGTCACCATTTGATTTATATATAGGTCGAGAGGTTCGGGTAACTACAGTGCCAACAGTTAATCAATTTACATTTAATTTACCCGTAGAAGATAATACCTCCCACTCTGTCACGCTTACAAGGCCACTCGCTATAGGCAAAGGATTTATCCATCAGCCTGCGGCTCCCTTTGGCGAATTTCATCAGCGTAGGCTATGGGTTCCGTATCAATATACATCAGCAACCGCCCCAACGGATAGAGGAATCAGGGACGAGCTAGTGGCCTCGGATATCTTAGACTCTGATACATTTGACGAGATCGGAAACCAATTTCGTATATCATCAGGTAAGAGCGATTTTATAGTAGGGATTAAAGGTTTCACACAGGATTCGGTAGTCGTATTCAATCGTAAATCCATTCATCTGATGACAGGTGTGAGTGGATCTTTGGTTGATGTAAAAACTACAATGGTCACGGACGAGGTCGGAGCATCTGCCCGTAAATCAATCGTTCAAGTGGCTAATCAGATTTTATTTCTATCTGACCAAGGAATTTATAGTGTGGACTTTTTTGATCAATATCACTTGCGGGGTACAGGTACTCCGATCTCAGAAACGATTCAGCCTTTTATCGACCGCATCAATCAGGACTTTGCCCACCTGTCAGTTGGCGTTTATTTTAATAACCGCTATTGGTTGGCACTTCCATTAGATTCAAGCGTAGGCATAGGTGATGGTAATAAGCTGAATACTATTTTGGTTTATAACTTCATCAACCAAGGCTTTGAAAGTATTGACACTGTAGACTCTGAAGATTTTGCAATACGCGATTTATTAGTAGCACGGGAAGGTTCACAGAATGCTCTTTACTTAACTACTGAGGAAGGTGGTGTCCATAAAGTGGATGCGATTGAGGGCAATGATTTTGTCTTAGAGCAAGTCGGTCAGGAACTTTCCAACGAGCCGGGTCACAAAGTGATTAGCCAACTGACTACTCGCCAATACGATGCCGACTCCCTAGATCGTAAGACATTTAGTCGGGCAGAATTACAATTAAAATCAAGCGATGAAAATCCATCGGATGGAAACATACAGTTTATCGCAGAAGACCCTGACTCGGTAAGCGAGACAAACACTTTATCATCACTACTCGGTAATGAATTAGATGTGGCTGAAGATACATCTGTTCGACTACGAGTTAATAAAAGAGGCTTTGGTATACAGGCAGACTTTCAGCCAACCAATGGTAGACCCTATGTTCGTTCAACACGGGTAGATGCTAGGCTTTCAGATCGATCAACCACTTCCGTGCAATAGGAGAAATAACAATGGCAATCTTACAAACAGGACAAACTTTTTCATCGGGTGATCAGGTCACCTCTCAAAAGCTAATGGATATCGCTGACTTGGCGACATTCAGTGACCCGGCTGATGGTGCAACTATTATCGCAAATAACGCCACCTATGGTGTAAATGGTGGGGATGGTAAGCTAAAAGTTAAGGCGAATGGTATCGGTAGTAACGAACTACTTCAAGATGCGACCAACGATGCCAATCGTGCAGTCACTACAAATCACATAAAGGATCAGGCAGTGACATCTGCGAAGCTTGCTCCCTCAGCGATATCGTCACTCATGCCCACAGGTACAGTCATGCCATTTGCAGGGGACGCTCTCCCTAATAGTGATTGGTTATTCTGTGATGGCAGTGAATATAGCGAAACAGGCACATATTCTAATTTATTTAGTGTAATACAAAGCACATATAATACAGGTAGTGAAACTGCTTCTCACTTTAGAGTTCCTGATCTAAGAGGTCGAGTAATTGCAGGTCAGGATGACATGGGAGGGACATCTGCTAACACTTTAACTAATGCACAGGCAGATCAGTTAGGCGGAACATTAGGTGAAGAAGAACACCTCTTAACTTCTGCCGAATCGGGAATGCCTGCTCACAAACATACTGTTGATGATAGCAATAATGTAGGTACTACAGTAGGTAGTTGGGCGTATGGAGATGAAGGGGATGGAGTGACGGAGTCAACTAATGAGACAAATGATGTTGCGGCTCAAAACGCATCTTCTGCACACAACAATGTCCAACCAACAATTATTTTAAATTACATAATTAAAACTTAATCGCCATGATGAAAAATAAAACAAAAGATCCATTGGCACAGGCCGCTCGGCTTTTAAATGAGAATGCTCCCGAAGGTGAGTCACTCGCCTACATTAATTCAGCAGAAGCAAAGATGCTCAAGGATGCCGGTGGAGCAGGCGAGCCGGTAAACAGTTCGGGCGTTCCATCGTTCTTTTTAAATAAGCTCTTTGGTGGAGGAAAGAAACCACCTCCCATGCCAAAACTTGATGTCGGTAAATCTGCTCGCGATTATGTAGATGCTATGGCAGACCCCGCTTTACAGGGTAAGCTCTTACAGACTCGTCAACAGTACGATCCGCAGTATCAGGACTTACAGATAAGCCTTGCCCAGCGAGCCGCTGATCCTATGGCGGATCTCGCGGAATCAAATGCGAGACGAGCACAGGAGTTTGGTGGTCAGATGGCCGAGCGTCAGGCAGGTACTGATATATCTCTGATGAATCGATTTGGTGCTGATTTAAATCAGGCGGTAAGGGCGTCCGATCCACTCATGCAGGCTCGCGTGGAACAGGCAAATCAGTTAGCCGACCAGGCATTTAGAGAGTCACAAATTCAGGACTTATCTCCTGAAATGAGACGCAGGGCGACTCAATCGGCTCGGGAGGGATTGGTGGCTCGAGGCAGGGATATGGACAATGCGGCAATCGCGGCCGAGGCGATGAGCAGGGAAGATTATTTACGGGACATAATTCGCGATAATCGTCAACAGGCACAAGGCTTAGGCAGTTATGCGAGTGGTTTAAATCGGGCTACCTCTGTCGATCCAATGGCTATGCTTCGAGGTGGAAGTAATTACACCCAGCAAGGCTATGGCGAAAGAGCGGCTTTATTTGGGATGCCACAAGAACAGATAACTCGGATCAATCCTGATGCGGGTGTGAATATCGGAATGCAGGATGCGGCTAATCGTGCGAATTACCTGGCGAACACCTATGCGGCTCGCGAACAGGCGGCAAGCGGAATGGCGAGTGGATTCATGAACATGATTGGAAGCATCGCTGGTGGTGCTATGGGAGGATAAAACTATGGCAATTGGCGATACAGTACAGGCAGGCTTGGGACGGATGGACTTCTCAGCCTTTCAGACAGCAGGGGCGGCACAGGCTCGAGCGAATGAGGCATTCGGTAATGCACTCGGACAGGCGGCCACCGCATACTTTGAAGGGAAGGAGAAGAAGGAGCAGAAGAATGCTCTAAAGGAATATCTCATGCGAAATGGTGCTAATGAGGAGGATGCAAATGCGATGACTAAATCTCCCCAAGCATTAGAGATGTTTAATCAGAAGCTTGCCCGTGACCAGCAGATGGACATTGCCAAGTTACGGGTCGCCGCTCAAAGGGCAGAAGGTGGTGCGAATAGAGCACAGGTGGCGGCTAAAATGGAAGATGAACAAAAGAAAGAACAGATAGCTACAGATTTTAAACAAAAGTTGCTATCGGAAACAGTAGACCCAGCAGTACAGGCAAACTTTGAACAGGCACAACCAGGATTATTTGCATTGGGAGGCGATCCGACTCGGAGGAATCAATTTTTAGAGGCTCAAAGGGATCAGCAACCAAAAGTAATTGCTGGCGAACTTGGATCTTCTGATTTCGCGAGGTTTGCTCAAGACAATCAACTTGATCCCAATTTGGCCTATAATAGGTTTATTAAGCTACAAGAGGCAGAGGCAGATTTAGCAGAGTCAAATAGAATAGACCCAAAAGATGCAATTGACCTTAAAAATAAGGAAGAGACAACAAGGCAATTATTTGACAAGCCGTTAAACGATCTCAGTGCTAATTTCGATAAAAATAAACAAGTACAAGATTATAAAAATGTCGTTATATCTTATAATACGATAAGTTCAGCGGCAGAAAACCCGTCAGCCGCGGGTGACCTAAGTTTGATCTTTCAATACATGAAAGTTCTTGATCCTGGTAGTACAGTTAGAGAAGGAGAGTTTGCTAACGCACAAAATGCCGCAGGAGTGCCTGATCGAATTCGTAATTTATTTAATAATTGGTCAAAAGGGCAAAGGCTTGACGAGAATCAAAGGCAAGATTTTATTACCCAAGCTAAAAAAATAGTAGATGCTAGAGGTAAATCTATTGATCCCTTAATACGCCAAACTAGGCAAAAGTTTGACAGAACAATTAATAAGCAAAACCGAAATCTAACACCCGATCAAGCTGACTTACTTTTTGAGGAGGTAATATTCCCTGACATTAAATTACCTCAAAACGCGCAATCAAAAGGACAACCCCCTCAAAACCAAGGTTCCTCTCCACCGCCCTTTCAACCGACACAATTACCAAGTGGTGGAAGATTTACTCCCATAAGATAATGGCTAAGTACGAAATTAGTCACCCCGAGCTACCACAATTGCAAGGGATATTGGAATTGGATGATGGCGTAGAACCATCGGAACAGCATTTTTGGGAGGCCGCTAAAACAGTGGTTAGGCCATATGGTGCATCGCAATTATCAGACAACGCTAAAATCGCCGCATATAAAAATGGATTCTTCGATACACCAAGCACACCAATTCTTGATGTAGAAGATGATCCTGAGACAATTCAAAATGAAGAGCAACCTGGTATGCTTTCAAGTCTTGGAGATATGGTCAGTAAGCTCGGCACAAGAATCGATCCACTGACATCTCCCTATTCCAAAGTATTACAGTTAGACGATGAGCCTGTAGCTTACGATAAAACTGAAAACTTAGAGCAGTTCCGAGTGGCAGGGAAATATCTTTTCGGACTACTTGATAATCAGGAAAGTTTGAGCGATCTAGGTTTTGATCCAATTAGCGAGGCATTGAAGTATACAGGGATGCCGTTTTACACCAAAAACAAAGATGCCCGAGGGCGGGTAAAAGCCGCCGCTATGGATTATGCCACCGATAATATTAAGGCATCGGCAGGTATGGGAATGGCAAGGGCATTTAAGACTCCTGAGTTTTTGCTCGAAGGGGGTGCATACCTTGCAAATAAAATTACACTGGATGAGGAGGATGACGAAGAAATCCTAGATTATGTAAACTCGGCCATCGGGTTTGATAAAGTAAATTCAGAGTATGAAACTGCCGCTGAATTAGCGGCATGGGTAATGGATAATCCTGTCGATGCAATAAAAAGCACAGTCGGAATCGAGCCTGAAAAAATGTCATTCAGTTCACAACTTGAGCAGGATATTCGTACAGGCTACCAGGAACCAAGTGAAGGCGTTGGATTAGCATTTGAGATTGTCGGAGATCCATTAAATCTTGCAGGTGCTCCTGTAGCCAAGGCCGTAACCTCTCCAATGAGAATTGGGCTTAAAGGCAGAATGCTTAAAACTCTTACAGATGTTCAGCAGAAAACAATGGAACTTACAAAGTATCAAA